CAGCAGAAGAAATCCTGAAGCTGTCTGATGTGTTCAAACAGTTCCGTTTAGTGCCAAAACAGTTTGATTTCCTGGTAAACAGCATGCGTTCCATGATGGATCGCGTACGTGCTCAGGAACGTCTGATCATGAAAGTGTGCGTTGAACAGTGCAAAATGCCGAAGAAAAACTTCGTCAATCTGTTCGCCGGTAACGAAACCAGCGATACCTGGTTCGATGCGGCTCTGGCAATGGGTAAACCATGGTCTGAGAAGCTGAAAGAAGTGACCGAAGACGTGCAGCGCGGCCTGATGAAACTGCGTCAGATCGAAGAAGAAACTGGCCTGACTATCGAACAGGTTAAAGACATCAACCGTCGCATGTCGATCGGCGAAGCGAAAGCCCGTCGCGCGAAGAAAGAGATGGTTGAAGCAAACTTACGTCTGGTTATTTCTATCGCCAAGAAATACACCAACCGTGGTCTGCAGTTCCTTGACCTGATCCAGGAAGGTAACATCGGCCTGATGAAAGCCGTTGATAAGTTTGAATATCGCCGTGGTTATAAGTTCTCAACTTATGCGACATGGTGGATCCGTCAGGCTATCACCCGCTCCATCGCCGACCAGGCGCGTACCATCCGTATCCCGGTGCATATGATTGAGACTATTAACAAACTCAACCGTATCTCCCGTCAGATGCTGCAAGAGATGGGCCGTGAGCCGACGCCGGAAGAACTGGCCGAGCGTATGCTGATGCCGGAAGACAAAATCCGCAAAGTGCTGAAAATTGCCAAAGAGCCAATCTCCATGGAAACGCCAATCGGCGACGATGAAGATTCGCATCTGGGCGATTTCATCGAGGATACCACCCTCGAGCTGCCACTGGATTCTGCAACGTCTGAAAGCCTGCGTTCTGCGACGCACGACGTTCTGGCTGGCCTGACCGCACGTGAAGCGAAAGTTCTGCGTATGCGTTTCGGTATCGATATGAACACTGACCACACGCTGGAAGAAGTGGGCAAACAGTTCGACGTGACCCGTGAACGTATCCGTCAGATCGAAGCGAAAGCGTTGCGTAAACTGCGCCACCCAAGCCGCTCCGAAGTGCTGCGCAGCTTCCTGGACGATTAATCGTCCTCAGGCTGTCAGCCAATAAAAAGCCCCGCCTTTCTCTGGAGATGGCGGGGCTTTTTTTATTCTTTTAAGTTAACGCTCAGGAATTCAGTGCATCGTAAAGTTCGCGGTAAGACGCGGTCAGTTCCTCTAACGTCGCACGGTTCAGTCCGCTGGGATTAGGCAGCACCCAGACCTCTGTGTCACCGATCTTCAACGCCTGACGCCCCCAGTTCACTTTGCTGATCCCAAACGCTTTACTGAACGCCTGCTTACCCAAAACAGCCAGGGCACGCGGCTGATAGCGTTCGATCTTCTCCGTCAAAACCGCCCCGCCCTCACGCAACTCATCACGTACCAGTTCAGTCGCCTCAATAGTCGGACGCTCAACCAGCATCGTGATGCCACAGCCGGTATCCAGCAAATGATGCTCTTCTTCAGGCTTGAGCAAGCGCGCGGTAAAACCGGCCTGATAGATAACCTTCCAGAAACGGTTATTGGCATTAGCAAAATGAAAACCATGATGAGCGGTTGATAAACCAGGATTGATGCCGCAAAACACGACGGAAAGTTCCCCGGCAATAATATCTGTAATCATTATTCTTTCCTGAGATGTATTTACCTGAGTTATAGGTAAAAAAAGTCTTCGCACACAACACGTCATAACTGTGCACAAAACGCGCATACAAACCGAACACATATAGACCTGTAAGCAGAGTTTACCGTATAATCCCGCACCTTGGCCCTTTAGCTCAGTTGGTTAGAGCACGCGACTCATAATCGCTTGGTCGCTGGTTCAAGTCCAGCAAGGGCCACCAAATTTTAGCTTTAAAATCATATGATTAAGCCACCTTTTGCACGGTGGCTTTTTTATTGGGTTTTATCAGTGGCGATAAAATGGCGATGTATTCTTGCCCTCCCCTCAATTGTTCAACCACTACCCCCCTACATACAGCAATCAGGAGACGCACCCTTATGGAAATTTTGAAAAAAACTTTTCACCGCAGCATCATCTTAACCGCATTCCTATCAGCAACTTTTGCCGCAACAGTCCATGCAAAAGACCAGACCGATGTGATTTACGAAAAGAATTACGGCGAAAAATGGGCATTTACTATTGATAGAGCAATCATCGCTTGCGACTACCAAGCCGCATTTTTAATCGACCCAACAACACATATTACCTATCCGCTAAACGGGCTAGCCAAAACAAAAATTCAGGCCAGTGGAAAAACAGCCGGTAATATTAATGATATCTGGAAAGATAATCCGCATATCCCAGGTGTTGGGATTGATATATCGCCTTTTATTGATAAGGCACTCGAACTGTGTGAATAAAAAAAACCCGCTAGGGCGGGTTTCTTCTTTTGGCTTTAATGCATCTGCAAAGATTGCTGCTGATGTTTGTCGGGATGCAACTGCACGGCGTGAACCGCCCCAGGCTCAACAATGATGTCAGCAATGGACTCATGAGTTTTAAACGTGCAACTGCAATTAATATTCTGACACTGATGATAACGCTCTTTGGTGTTGAGGCTCAGGTAACGGCTGGAACGGGCGTGAGCGGCGTGCTGGCATTTCGGGCAGTGCATCATAATAATCACCATGCAATCATTTTAATCAGATGCAATCATTGTAGGTTATCCGTAAAAACATACATCTGATATTACAGTGTTTTACATTCACCCAATGAAAAGGATACGCAACATACTCAGTCAATTACTGCTATCTTACTTTTGAATAACCAAGGAGATGAAATGAAACTTCTACAGAATGAATTCGAATACAGAGCCTGGATGACAGACGAGTTTTTGGAATATATCGATGGTCCAACATCTGCAATGAGCCAGGACGAGTTAGAACAAGAATTGCTGCGTACGATGCCGCTCAGCTTTCCTTGCCTGGTGTATGTGGCATACAGCGGCAATCCCAATGCACCTGAACGACTTGTCTTTACTTCCCGCAAGCAAGTAGCGGAATGGGCTGCAGCAATGGGATTGACCTAATCCCTACACATCGGTGTATACATACTTCCTGACTCTGCGTCATGGCTCTCAGTCGCTTCATAACTCACATCTGACAACAACACCTCCAGATTTAACGTGGTCATAAATCCACCGCCGCCCAGACTGTGTGTCACCTTGCTGATTATCCAGGGCTGCGCGTCGATCACGGATTTAAAGCCGGACACGGCAACCGGCGTTTCGGGGAATAAGTCAGCCCGCCCGCGAGCCAGTGATATCGAGAATTCCGCGACACCGCGCTGGAGTTTGTCCCATTTCGCCTGGGCTGCACGCATGGCGGCCTTTTGCGTTGCGTAAATCGTGGTGAGCGAAAACACGTTTTCATCGCTGCCCGCCAGGTAATCACCTTCCTTTGCCTCAGGCGTTTTCTGCACTTTCGCGCTGGTCTTCTTTGCCTTCGGGTGTTGCAGGGCGCGCAGGTACTGAACTTTCGGTTTCCGCTGTACCTTCACTTTTTTAGGCTTCGGATCTTTCGTATGCAGCCAGCTTGCCGATACGCCTGTATAAGCCCCGCGGTCAGCAATATTGAACGTATGCCCGTCGCCGTCGCTGCGGATAATCGTCATCTGCGGGATGGGCTTCCCGCTCGCCGTCTTTGCCGCCCCAGGCTTGATAAACAGCAGCCTTCCCGCCTTGATGGCGACAACCGCGCCGTTCAGCTCCGCCAGCCGCGTGATGAATTTCGCGTCTGTTTCCTGGGTCTGGTCGATGTGCGGCACCAGCACGCCCCTGAACGGTTCCGCAATCGCGGGCTTGAGGTTATTGCGCGCTGCCACGGCAGACACCACCGCCTCCAGCGTCGTGTCGTGATAGGAGTTATCGCGGCGGGAATTCAGGCTGCCGCGATAGTCCGCACTGCGGGCGCGGATGGTCAGGGTATCCGGCGTTCCGCGATGCTCCACCTCATCCACGGTAAAGTCGCCTTTGTTCGTCAGTGCCTGACCTTTCCAGCCGAGCGCGATATTAATCACCGCGCCGCGCGGCGGCATGTCCAGCAGGCCGTCCGTGTCGCTCAGCTCAATGTCGAGCTGGTCAGCCTCAAAGCCACGATTATCTGTGAGCGTCAGCGAGATCAGCCGGTTGCTGACGTCCTGTGTGATGTCTTTGCCGCCGACGGTCACCGTGAAGTCCGGAGCAAACAGCGCACCGGCTCCGATGGTCATATCTGTATTCACAGCAGCCCTCCCAACTGACCGGTTAAACCACCGGCCTGATTGAGCAGCCCGTCGGCCTGGGCTTTCATATCGCCGAACATCGCCGCCAGTGATTCATCCACGCGGGTCAGCGTCAGCGTGAATTGAATCCGGCGGGCAGCACCGTTGGAAAAATGTTCCGTGTGGGTTTCGCTGACGCTGTTCACCACGAACATCCCGTAAATGGTGCCGCTGCCTTCCAGCAGAGGCCACGCTTTCCCCTCGTCAGCCATCAGGTTCAGAGCCATCAGTGAAAGCCGTCCGCCGGTGATTTCCGGCATCAGCACGCCGGACAGTGTAATTTTCTCCTCATTCACGCCAAGGAACTGCGGCAGCGGACGCAGGCCGACGCGGTTATTCGCAGGCCAGCGGTAATCGACGTCCCGCTGCAAACTTTGGTAAGGGACGGTCTGCAACTGAAACACAAACAGCCCGAGCGTTAACATCATGCGGATATCTCCTTAATCATTATCCATGCGGGAACGTTGCTGTGCGATGCGGGCGCGGTCACGGGCTTCCAGCTCAGCGCGGATCTGACGACTGGTATCCTGGACGCCTAAACCGGCACCGGCGGCAATGGTGTAATGGTGCGTGCTGCGGTCGATATAGCTGCGCCCCCCGCCGACAGATACCGGCGTGTAACCGCCGCCCAGCAGGCCGCCAGACGGCGGGGTAATCGGGGCAGGATTATCCAGCGGGTGTGCTTGCGGATCCCCGTCACCGGATTGCTTCGAACGCTGATCAGCCTTGTCCGCCGTTTTATCAATGTCTGCCGATTCATCCTTGATGATGCCGAGTTTTTCCAGCAGCCAGTCCACGCCATGCCGCAGTTTATTGAATGCTTTAAGAGGCCAGGTAAACGCATCGGCAATTCCCTGCCCGACGATGACGCCCGCATTTTTGAAATTATTCAGCGTGTCCTGGGTCGCTTTCACCGGGGCAATCAGGTCTTTGAACCACTGAACGGCAGATTTCAGCCAGCCACCGAGCGAATCAAACATCGGCTTGAGCGGGGCGAAAAGCTCCTTAACAGGCTCAAATGCCACACTTAACCCTTCCGCCACACCGGCAAAGAAAGCACTAATCGGTTCCCAGTATTTGCGGATAAGCAGCGCACCGGCGACAAACAGTGCGCCCACACCAACAATGATCCCTCCCACAGCCCACAGGGGCATACTTAACCCGCCGATAACCGTGGCTATTGCTCCGCCTGCTATGGTCAGAACTGTCCAGAGCGTACTGGCAGCAGCTACGATCAGATTAATGCCGCTGATAACCGGACCCGCCACCAGGCCAAACACGCCGAGCGCGCCGATAATCAGCAGCGCACCGCCCGCAATTTTGCCCAGCGTCGCCGCCAGGGCTTTATTGTTCACAATCCACTTATCGAGTTTCAGCACGTAGCCGGTGGCGGTTTGCACCAGTTTGCGCAGGGATGAATCCTGCTGATCGAACAGGTCAGTGCCGACGGCCTCATAAGCTGACTGAAATTCCTTAAAGTCGCCGCCGAGGTTGTCCTGCATCACCTCCACCAGCGCCTTGGTTTTGCCGTCCGAGGTCTTTAACGCCTTGGTGAGTTCGTCCAATTTACCGGATGAAGCATCACCCATTAGTGTCAGAGCCGCACCAGCAGCCTCCTCACCAAAGATGGCTTTCATGTACTGCATTTTCTGAGAATTGCCGAGCTTGTTTTTCTCAAAGCTTTTTTGCATTTCTTTCAGGATGGTAAACAGCGGGCGCATGTTGCCTTTCTTGTCCGCCGTTTTCACCTTCAGCTCACCAAGCGCCGCCGCTGCGGTGCCCGTCGGTGCCTGTAAGCGCGTAACTACTGCCTTCGCCCCTGTACCCGCCATTGAACCGGTGATTTTGGCATCTGCCAGGGCGGCAGCCATTGCAGCTGTCTGCTCCAGGCTAACTCCTGCTGATTTTGCAACAGGAGCAAGATAAGTCATGGTGTCAGACAGCCCGTCAAAGGTGGCGGCAGACTTATTCATTGCCGTAGAAAGCACATCACCGATGTGCGACACGGTGTCATTGGTCATGCCAAACGCGGATTTCACGCCCATCAGCAGGGTGGCGTTTTCCTCCATGGTGCGCTTGTTCGCCAGGGACAGATTCAGGATGGTCGGCGTCGCTGCCAGAATGCCGTCCTTGTCCGCGCCGGATTTGGCGACGATGATTTGCGCGGCGGCAGCATCGTCGGCAGAGGCGGCGGTGTTGTCGCCGAGCTGCCGCGCCTGGGTGCGCAGCGCGGTCATGTCGGCGGAGTCTTTTTCCAGGCCAAGCGTTGCCTGTAATTCTGAGTTTTTCAGGGCAAAGTCATAGCCGGGCTTGAGCATCCCGACACCCGCCGCCGTGCCCGCAGCGGCTATGCCCACGCCTGCCGCACCGGCGGCGGTCACGCTTCCGGCCAGCTGTTTACCGGCCTGATAACGTCCTCTTACCGCGTTGAGTTTGGCCTGCTGCGCGCTGACGCGTGCCAGAGATTCACGCTGCCGGTTGAGTTGAGCGGTGGTTTCACTTATGGAGGTTCTCAGGCGGCGTTCAGATTCAGAAAGGTTGCGGGTACTTATCCCCGCCTGCGACAGCTCGGTGCGCTGACGCTGCACCGACTGCCTCAGCCCGTTGAATTTAGTCTGCAACTCCTGGGCGGTGCGCTTCGCGGACTCCATGGCCTGCGTCTGCGCGCGGGTAGGATTGGCGGTATTTCTGAACTGGATCGCCAGCGCCTGCGCTTCCGTTTTGGCGTCTTTGAGCTTTTGAGCCGTGACGGCCATCTGGGCGCTGGATTTTCTGAACCCGTCAATTCTCCCCGCCTGGGCGTTCAGGTCTTTGAGGCTGTTTTGTGAATTGCGGATATCGCCAGACAGCGCTTTACTGGCGTTTTGCACCGCTTTAAACGGGCGGGTCGCCTGGTCAACCGCCTTTAACAGCACCTCTAATTTTAAGTTACTCACTGTCGGTGGCTCCGCTGCGCTGCATGGCCTTATGACGCCACGCGCAAAGCTCGGTCAGCGTCATCGGGTTCATTTCTGACGGCGGCCAGTGAAAGATCACCGCGATGTCCGCCATCAGGTCATCGACCGCCAGGGTCGGGGGAAGTTTTACTGTTCCGATTTCGGCGATAAAAAACCAATCACCTTACCCGCCAGGGCAATCAGGTCGGGCAGGTTCAGGCTTTTGCAGTCCTGAACTGTCAGGTTCGGCACTGTAATACGCGGCAGGATCACGGTCAGCGCGTCAACGTCGGCATTCGCCAGCGCCGCCAGGCCAATCCCGCGCAGGTGTCCCGCGTTCGGTTTGATGATTTCAATCTGAGTGATCAGGGTGTCGCCGCGTTTGATCGGTTCTTCCAGGATAACGATGTTTTCATTCTGTTCTGACATAGCGGTGTCTCTTATTCAAAGTTGAGGTTTTGCGCCGGAGTCCGGCGCGGGTTACGGATTACAGGCCAATGTTTTTGCGGTGCTCCGCCACGCGGTCAACGCCGCCGACGATTTCCACCATGTTCACGGTATCGACTTCGATCATGTCTTTGCCGTCAATCGTGAGTTTGAAATAGGTACATTGGGTAGTGATTTTTGTTTCGGTGTCTTCGCCCTGTTTGTACTCGCCAAAATCCATTTCCTTGTGGCGTCCGCGCATCGTGACTTCCACGGCGGAGGTGTCGCCGGTGTCGTCACGCTGGAAGGAACCGGCAAAGCGCAGCGGCACGGCATCCACTGCGCCCCACTGCTGCAACACCAGTTCATCCAGGCCGCCCACCGTCCACTCAAAGCTCAGCGCGTCGTCGTCCAGGCCGAAATCAATGGAGGCAGAACCGGTCATGCCGCCGCCGCGATAGTTTTCCAGCTTGCGGGTCAGCTTTGGCAGCGTCAGAGCGCTGACCATGCCGAGGTAGCTGTTCCCGTCGTTAAACAGGTTCAGGTATTTCAGTTTCTTAGGCAGTGCCATGTTTTAGCGCCTCTTAGCTGTTAACGGACGTGGCGAACGTCGCCAGGTACTGATCGGTGATGCGCTGACGCAGGGTCAAATCTTCCAGCGGCGGCACCGGCGTATAGTCGTAATCAATGAACAGCTTGCCCGCTTTCAGGGTTTCGACGGTATTGGCTTCGGGGTCATACCAGCAGTTGCCATCAATGATCAGACCGGCGGTTTTCATTTCGCGCAGCTTGGCGTTAATGCCCGCAATCATGTCTTTGATAAGCGTCGGGGTGACGGGTTTGTCTGATGCCCACATATGCCCTTCGGCGATGGTGTCCGCCAGCACCTGCGCGGTGCGGGTGTAGTTCTCAAA